CTACCATATTGGTTAAGATAGATATTACCTGTATTATCATGAAGTGCAGAAACTAATAGTATTTGCCTTTCCTTAGTATATCTCTTATCACGAATAAATGTAACATATTTTCTATATCTTACACTTGCTAAATTAAAACTATCAACAGACATATAAGCATCTGTTCTAGCATTGTTATTAAATTCTGTACTAATATCATCAATTGTCAATACTCTATTACCAACAGACTCAGTATAATCTGCAAGAATCTTAGAATCTAAAACTACTTCATCAGAAAGCACTGATGAATTTATTTCTAATGTTTTTTCTCTAGCTAAATCGAAATCAAATACTGTATTTAAATCCATAACTGAAATTAAATCAGTTACAACTTCAAACTTAGTTTCATCTTGATCTGTGCCTATTCCAGCATAAGATTCACTATTTACAAGTAAATCACTAAATTTTTTAAATCCTGCAGTATGATTCAAAGAAGAAACAGGTTCTTTCCATTTCTCATATTGAATTTCAGATTGAAGAGAATATGAAAAATATTGATAATAATCACTATCAAAAATTCTTTGTTGATCATTATTCAAAAATCCAGAATTAGTTAACCATCCTTCATTAACTATAGAAGAAGATTCTACATTATAGAAAGAAGTATAACCAGTAGATTCAATAATAGTACCTCTTGTCTTAGAAGATTCTCCTATAATAGATTTTCCTTTAGTAAAGGTATGTGGAGAAGATATTTTAAGAATTCCACTTAATTTATTAGTAGATTGTAAAATACCTTTCTTATTTTCACTAATTAAAGTTTCTCCTATTTCAAATCTATTCTTCACAAGTTTTACATCAAAAATAGGGAAATAACTTTCTGGTATAATTTTACCAGCAGAAGTTGCTGATATAAAAGTTCCAGGAACAGAACCCTCTGGAATAACATCACTTAAACTATATCGTACTGTTCCAAGAGTTCCACCTATATTCGGATCTGTTGCTTTTATTTCAAATAACTTATATTCATAATTTTCACTATTATATCCTGTTCCAGTACTTCCTACTCCAACACTCACTCCTTCTATCATAACTTTCTTACCCACTTCAAATGGATAATCAGCAGCATCACTAAAACTAGCTCCAATAGTTATGGTTACATCTTTAGTTCCTGCGTTATAATCTAAATTATTAATTGTTATTCCGTTAGAGTTGCTAGTAGGAATAATTGTAGGTTTAACATTATTTAAATCTTTACTGTTATTTAAAATAGTAACTTCACTATCTCCTAATTCATAATCTAAAGATACATCAGGAACTACTTTTTTAGTTAATCCATCTAAAACTACTAAACCAGGAGAACTCAAATAATTTGAACCAACAGAAGTAATTCCTACTCTGTAAATAGAAGTAAGAGCATCAACTTCTACTAACTGGGGTAATTGAGCTTGTGGTTTTAAAGTTTTATCAGCAGAATAATCAAAACCAATATTTCTAATATCTACATTTGATATTCTACCTATATTATTACTTTTTGGTTTTAAAATTGCTTCAGTACCAAAATCACTAAAAATAGTCGCAATACCAGGTAAAGAGTTATATCCTTTACCCCCAGATTCAACATTTACAGATTTAATAGGTCCAAAAGCATTACTACCATTAGTGGAATATGTTAATTTACCATCAGATGATAAATAATCTAATTTTTCAGGAGAAATTGGAGAAGAGAATATAAAGGTAGTAGTTCCCACTCCTACAACATTATGAGATCCAGTTAAAGGATTAATACTCCAAGATAAACTATTAGAATTAATATTATTAGAAACATCTCTAACAATTTCCTTTTTAACGTTAGTGTTAAGAGTATCATTTATTGGAACTAAATTATAATATAAATCTCTTCTAATTTCTTCTGTATTTTTAACTGTCAACTTAGCATTAGCATCTATACCTATTCTTCCACTCTTAACAACATTAAAATCATCTGTTTTTCCTGATGTAACAAAAATACTATTTAAATCAGAATCAGAATATAAATCAAAATCAAATGCACTATATGAAACTTCATTATTAGTAAAAGATAATGAAGAATCTGATAAATCAAATTCTATTTTTTGATCTCTTTCAATTTTAATATTAGGATTTATTGGAGAAATAGTACCAGCAGAAGCACTAGTAATATCAATTACTACAGGAGCAGAATTTGTTGCTTCATACTGTTCATTGCATAATTTAATAGAATCAGGATCTACAACATAGACATAATATATTCCATTAATATATAATCCACCAGATGCAGTAGATGCAGTATAGATAATCTTTTGTCCATTTTTATATCCATGTCTTGCAATGGTTATACTATTAGTAGATACACTGACATCAGCAGCAGTAAAAGATCTAGGATTTATAACTAATCTTCTATTATAATCATTATATGCTACCTTTATAGATGTAGTAATACCAGGAAGAATATCCAAGATAACATTATCATGAGATTGCAATCCATGAGTTGAAGCAGTAGATACTGTTACTAATGATGTTTCTACTTTTCCAGATAAAACATTTTCATAATTAGTTTTTAAACTATGATATAATCCTGTTCCTATTCCAGTAAAATATAAAGTACTAATATTAGTAGTACTATTAACTCCTACATATGTTCCAGTAGAACCTAATCCTACTCTAGCAGTAGCAATACCAATTAAATCTTTTGATAAAGGAGCTGCATATAGTGTCTGTTCATTAGACAGAGTAAACTCCATTGTACCATCAGTAGAAACCCCTAGAGCAGTCCCTTGATTGGTTCTATAGGTTAATGTATCCCCAGAGTTTAATCCATGATTTTTAAAATAAATGGATTTAGTTGGTACAAAAATCTCACTAATACCTGCTCCTGGATTGGAGAAAAATAGAGTAGATCCAATCCCAACACCAGAAACATTTCCTAAAGCAACAGATTCTTTAGGATTAAAATATAACTCTTTATTCAATCTAAAATTGGAACTTTTATTTTTACCTATAGGTGTAAAATATAAAGATCTTGGATTTTGAGATATAAGAGAATTGGAAGTATGTGAAGATCCTACAGTAGAATCATATCCTCTTATAACTCTAATTCTAGTTAAATCATTATCTACATTTAATACCTTTACTTTTTCAGTTCCTATTCCTAAAATATCATTTTCCTTAATAGTATCTACCTGACCATCTATATTAAAGAAAGTAACAATACCTGTAGTTGAAATACCAGCTACTTGCTCAAATAATTTAAATCTTTCAGTTATAATACCCACTCTTTGAGTAGTATTATTTACTATTCCATTAGTACTCAATCCACTAATAATAGCAAATTCTCTAGTATAAAGATTATGAGGTATAGTAGTATAACCTACATATCTTCTAGTATTAGTTTCTGGAACAAATTCTACATTTGAAAAAGTTGTATTAGCAATACTAATTTGATTTATAGTTTTTCCTTCAACCAATCTAACTCTACCTTTAGCTTGATTTCCACCAGTTCCTCTATTATAAAATAAAACAAAATCACCAATTTTATATCCAGATCCACCAGTAGTAACTCCTACTTCATCTATTGAACCAGAACTAACGTTATTAACAAATGTTTTTTGTTCATTAATACTACTAGGATCTACTAAGAAATCATAACTAGAATTATCAAATAAGAAGTTATAAGGACGAGTATTTCTAACTAAATCAGTTTTATTTAAATCTACAGCATCCTGATTGGATGTAAGAGAGAAATTATATTCTATTGGTTGGAATTTAAATGAATTACCTATAAAATAAGGGAATTGAGGTCTCCTATAATTCTTAAATGATCCTTCAGAATCTTTAACGTTCGGATTAATAGTAGAAAAATATGCATACACACCTTCTGGATATTCTGGAGTTTTGCAAAATCTTCCATTATGCTCATCCAAATCTTTATCAGGCTGAAAAACATAATCCTCAACAAAGAATCCATTTGAATATATTTGTTCTCCATTAGATGTAAGAGGGTTAGGTCTATAAGAAGATATAGAAACAGAATAACCAGACTCAAGTACTTTTAAAGAACCTCCAGAATTAGTAGAATAACCATAAGGACCATAAATTGGAGAACCATCATATGCCCACCCCAAAATAGGTGAATGAGTTCCAGAATCCTGTTCTATATCATTTTCTAATGATAAATCTGGAACAAATACTTCCTTATCTCCTACAGACTTTCTAACATAAGTAGATTGTCTTAATTTTCTAGGAGAATATAAATGAGTATATTCTAGTTGATAATCAGAATTTAATCCTTTACTTACAACTCCATCATCAGTTGTAATTTGATCATTTTGAAGTAACCTTTCAAATGTATTAATAGTCCAAGTTTTTGGATTAGAATAGAATTCAGCTCCACTACCATTAGATCTAACTCTTATTTCTGTATTGGAAGAAGTATATCCAATTCCACTATGAACAACCTTAACAGAATCAATAAATCCACCTTTTAATACTGGATCAACAACACATCCAACTCCTTGCCCAACTACTGACAAATTAGGAGATGAATTATATTCAGATCCTGCGTTAAGCACTAATACTTCTGTTACTTTTCCTTCAACTGATACTATAGGAAATAATTGACAATTCTTTCCTTTCTTTAAAGTAAATTCTGGTTGTTTATTATAATTAATAATATCTTGAGAACCATATCCAGATCCACCATCAACAACATATACAGATCTAATAGATCCCTTTCCTAAAGGTTTTAAAGAAGCATTAAAATTTTGCCCACTAAAAGTAGTAACTCCAATATGACCAGATACTGCTACTTCAATAGGAGGATAATTAAATTCATGATAACCACTACCACCATCTTTTAGATTAATATATTTCTTATTATTTAAATAGAAATTAGATGCAGTAGACCCTACACCTACAGCAGACAGTTTAAAAGCATCTCCAGTTACTTCAGTTACATAATAATCAGTTAAAGTTGCAAGACCAATAATAGATGTACCTTTAGAATCATACCTAATTTTCTCGCCAGTTTTATATCCATGACCCTTAATATTAATAGTATTTAAAGAGGTATTAATACCAGCAGCAGTTATTGCAGTTAATCTATTACTATATCCAGAACCTTTATTTCCAATATTTACTGAACTAATTACTCTCTTTTTAGATTGACATTTGAACTCCTGAATACCTACTCCATAATTAGTAATATTAATAGAAGAAATTCCTGCAATAGCATCTTGATAATTCTTATGTAAAGATACTGTAGTAGCATCTTTAACACAGCAGAAGTAAACAGCGTTTGTAGTTAATCCTGCTATAGCAGTTTGCTTCTCTGTATTATATGAAACAAGCTCTCCATCTCTAAATTTATGATAGGTTGAAAATCCAATAGTATTATTAGTAAGATTAACCAATCCAGCAGTTTCTATAGAATCAAACTCAACAGAATGATCCTTCAATACTAAATTAGGAGTTGCTACACATCCTTTTCCATTTCCTCCAGTTATTTTTAAAGTGGGTATTGTAACATAGTCAAATCCACCATCTACCACTTCAATTTTACTAATACTACCCCTAACTTCACAAAAAGCAGATGCTCCAATACCAGTTTGATCTGAAACAGAAAATATAGGGGGATTTGTTATATCATATCCAGATCCAGAATTTGTAACTGATACTTCATCTAAAGGACCATAATAAACAACGTCATTTGACTTATAATTAAGTATTTCTACACCATTTACTAAAATACCAGTTTTTCCACTTTGAGTAGATTGTGAAATTGGAGATTGAATAGGTTTTTGTATTTTTCTTATTAAATTTTGAGATCTTATTGATTTATTATTAAATTCAGATAATTCAAATTTATTATTGGTTATATTTCCAGAAAAAGACAAATAATTTCCATTAGCAATATTTGCACTACTTCTAGAAATCTTTATATTGTTAATATCCACTTTTTTAACAAAATATTCACTTTCAGTAATATTCAACTTATTATCACCTTCACCAGCAACATAAATTATCCTTTCACCAGTCATTAGTCCATGATTGGGAATATTAATTGATGTTCCTGCATCTTCATCTTCTTCAAATACACCAGAAAATAAAATATCAGTCTCTCTAATATCTAAAGCATCATTAAAGTAATTTGGTATAGAAGGAGAAGCAATAAATGTATCTCCAGCATCATTTAAGTAAGAATTTTGTATATTAGTAGTATAAATATTAGCTGATGAATAATTACTCAAATTAGCCTTAGATATTAATCTTTGAATTTTATAATCAGCATTTTGTGATAATTCTCCAGCACCTTTAATTAATACTTCTTTAGAACTTACAAGAGAAATAATAGAACATTCTGTATCATTAATAAGAGCATTATCTCCTACAATAAAATTATGAGAATCGAAAAGAGTAAGTTTATAAGTAAAGTTAGATTTGTCAATTAATTCTATAGATTCTACATTATAAGTAGTAGAAATATTAGAAAATAGAGTTTTAATTATTTTATTTTCAGTGTTAGAACCCAAACCCTTAGGTTCAATAACATCTCCAACTTCGCTATACTTATTATCATCAAAAGTATTCTCTAAATTAGAAAGAACACCAGTTACTCTAACTTTAACCATATCAGCGGTTCCTATGCCAGAATATCCATAAGCATAAGAATTTATTGCAATATCTTGAGCAGATGCTATATTTCTATCAACTCCAGAGCATCCAAAAAACTGATTAAAGGATTTTGAAGTATAATTTATAGTATTAGAAGTTCCATCATCAAAATTAGCAAGTAAACTACCAGTCGTTCCAAATCCAACAGTAGAATCAACACTCATTACAGTAGAACCTACTGAAATAGGATCTACTAACTTAGTATTGGGGTGGATTGAAAAATCACCAGTTACTCTTGAAGATCCTGGTTTATAATCTAAACTCAACCTATAATATAGTTTTTTATTCCTTACAATTTTCTCTACGCCACTAATAGCACTTGTAGCTTGAGGAAATCCATCTACATTATCTTGAAATAAGTTTCTATTGATAAGTTTTTCTGGATCTCCTTCAAGAGCCTCTACTACTATTTGTTTAGAAACCTTATATTGAGAATCTGAAGGAATAAAAATAAAATCTCTAGGTTTTAGTACATTTACATCCTTTCCATATAAAGCTCTAAATAAAATTTCAAAAGATTGATCTGTCCCTTTAGAAGAATAAAAATCTTTTACTTGTTTTGAAAATAATCTCTTATTAATATCTGCAGATAATCCCCTTTCTTCAAATCCAGGATTAATTTGCTTTTTTACCTTATTAAAAAATTCTTGTAAAAATAAAATACTTAAATTATTAACAGCTGTTCCACTGGAATGAGTAGAAATACCAGAATTAGTAAAAACCAGTTCGTCTGGAATAGTAGGATCTCTAAAAGAAGTAATTCCACTAAATCCTCTTGAACATCCAGTAAACGTATTAGTAGTAACACCTGTATATGTAATAACTTCAGAATTTATCTGAATTAATCCATAAGATTCTGGAAATCCAGTCGTAGAATCTACAGTTATAGTATTATCAGCAATTCCAACATTAGTAGATAAAGATGTAGAATCTATAAGGTCTGTAAGTTCATCAACTTTAACATATTTGTCAATATTCTGCAGAATATCCAAGGTTGAACCTTGACCTTCTAAAGCAGTATAATATTGTGCTAAAAAATCTCCAGCAAGGGGAAAATCAGCCTTTATAAAATCAGGAAGCTGATTTTTAACGACTGAGCTAATTTTGACTCTTGTATTTTCTGGCATTTATCCTTACGGGATGATTTAATATGGTTGTGATGTAGGAGACCCTAAGATATATGTATCTGAGGAAGTAAGGGTAGTATTTAAAGATTCTGGTTCTGTTAATCTAGCTATATCACCTACCATGTAACTGGAGGTTGCTGTATAAAGAGTACCTGCAGTATTTTCACCAGAACTAATACTATCTGGGACCATATCTACAGTACTGTTATTAACATCCATTTGTAGATAAAGATCTTGCAATCCTACAATATCATTAGATTGAGGACATCCTGATACTTCTATAATAGGAATATCTTGAACTTTTTTAGATGTCCCTATAATATTAATAGGTTTAAGTAAAATTTCAGCTCTTTCATAATCAATAGTTCCAACATTACCACTTACTACAGTTGGTGAATTTCTACCATCCAATTTAAACAAAAATAATTTTCCAACTCTATTATTAGTAGGAATATCACTTAAATAAACAGTATCTGCAATTCCAAAAATATTAAATCCTGATGATTTAATATTATACCCATTAGTGCTCTTTATATAAAAAGAATTACCAAAACATAATTCATATTCTGCATTTTGATTTAATAAAGGTTTCATATCTCTTCTCATTTCAATTTTAGTAATATTAGAAGTGATAGAATCATTACTATTATCTACAACAGACTGAAATCTACTATATTTAAATCTTGCCCCATATTTATTCATTTCTGATGATTCTGAATACTTAGTAATATTGTTTAATACTATAGATTTTACAGAATTGGAGTCTGATGCCAAACTAGGGTTATAATAAGCATTAATATGAGATTCAATGTACAAATATTTTAAATCTAAAATTTCAGTGACAATTCCAGCAACAGAATATTTCCTTAACATGGTATTAAGGTTATTTTTAATGGAATCTGGTACATAAGGACCATAAAATGGTTTTATAGTGATAAAAACTTTACCATATTTGGGAGGATTCAATTCTTCACCACCAAAAGCTGAAACTGATTGAGTTTCTGGATAAATTTTAGGAATTAGTGCTTCATAATCACCTGCTGTGACTGCTCTATTAAATGTTGAGTAAATTTTAGGTGCAAAACGCTTAATTGAGTCAACAGATTCAATTTCTTTGCCTCCTACAGACTCATTTACTGTAGAAAGTATAGAAATTCCTGTACTAATAAGGTTATTATTGTTATCTACTATTCTTCCATTGAAATTAAAGGAAGAAACTCCATTTGCTGCCTCTCCAGCAGTGGTAATATAGGAAACTTCAATATAATTGAGTGATTTTAATTTTTCTCCAAAGACTCCATCACCAAAAATGAGCTCATATCTCTGATCATCTACTTCTTGAAGGAAATATACCCTAGAAGAGGAGGTAACTTCTATTAAAGTGTCAGAAAATACGTATTTTTTAGTAGAAGTGCTAGATTGAGTCTCTCTTACAGTGACTTCTAAGGTAGAAGTATCAATATTTGCATTTTCTAAGGTATATCTTGAAGGTGGAGCAGGAGTTTGTGAAGAAACAGTGAAATTTGAGGTTAAAAATGTCCCTTCATAAATTGTAACATTGCTAAAAGTGGCAATTCCATCAACTACAGGCACTGTTATATCACTTGGAACACAAAAAGCATAACTTTCTGACCCAAAAACTGATGCTGAAGTGGCAACTATACCCTTTTTAAGGGTTAGAGTGACAGGTTTAGTAGTAAAACCAGTTGTATTTACAAAAAATGAAATTATTGCCTTTGATGCAGTCCTAGATTTAGGTGTATATCCAATATTTCTTGCTAATGCTACTACATTTTCTCTCAAAGTAGCACTATCGAGGAAAACCTCATTGCTAATCATGTTAGCATTGTATGAGGAGATGTAAGTATTGTATGCTAAGACATCAAGAATGTTAGAAAGATTAGATCCTTCAAAATCATAATCAGTAAAATTGGAATTTTCTTTCAAATAATCCCTCAATGAGGTTTTTATTTGATCGAAATCAAGATCTGTAAAGTTTACTAGTGCCATTTATCTTGTAGACTGTAGAGCAAAGTTTAATTGTTGAGGAAGAGCATCAATTCCTATAATGTCATATATTAAAGTAACGTCAAAAGTGTGGTTATCATAGTCAGGATTGACTTTTACACTCTGCAATTTCACTCTAGGTTCATAATTAATAATGGTTTCTTCAATTTCATCCTTAATTGAAGCAGCAGAAATCTCATCCACATTATCAAATAGGCTTTCATATACTCTAGAACCCAAATTAGGATTAAAAAATCTTTCACCAGGATTAGTTAGGACTAAATTCCTGATAGAACGTGCAATAGCAGTGTCATTCTTGACACCAATAATGTCATTATTAAGAGGATTTGCCTCAAAAGACATGCTAATGTCCTTAAATCCCTTACTAACCCTTTCTAAAGGCATGAAACAACGGTAAATATAAGTTATTTATGTGGGTTTATACGCAAAAAAAAGAGACCCTTAGGTCTCCTTGTTATTTTCCTTGTCCTCTATACCTTTTTTTAGGTTTATTGGCACTTGTAGCAGCATATTTTGTA